TTGACTATATTGGTAATATGCAATATAATTAACTTAATAAAAAATTAGCGTCTCAAAAAATCGAAATTCATTATGGAAGAGACACCTCAGTTTAAGTCTGACGAAGAATTCTTTGCATGGACATTCAAAAAAATTAGCGAGTCGATCACTAACCTTGCTAAGAGAATAGAGAAGGTAGAGGAAGGAATGCAAAAAATCCCTCCCCCAGGTGCAGATATGATTAAGTATAGAATACCTGGCAACAAGCAATACTCTAATCTTAAAGAGTTATTCGGCACTATATTTCAACGTCTTAGTGATTACAAGGGTGCTATAAGCGATTCTGAGTGGCGTATGGGGCAGAAACTGGACAAGGTACAAGAAAAGCAAGAAAGTAATATAGATGCTAACGTTGTTACTAATATGATAGCAAGTGAAATATCCACCCATATGGAGGATATAGATCAGCGACTAAATAAGATAGAAAGTAAACTCGGTATATAATGCCAGCCTATATTCAGGAAACTGGTCGAAGTTTTCCCAATCCAATAAAGGGTGGCGGTTTCAACCAGACATTTAGACGACCTAGTAGTAGTAAGTATAGGACTTCAAGCGACTATCCAGGTCAAAATAATGGTATGGACTATAACATCACCTTTGAGGATGGTGGTCCTGGTAGTCTTCCTATGGGGAAGGATAATATACATTACATTGGTGATGAGGAGCCTACTAATGTAAGTGCTAGTGGAAATGAGAGAGCAGGTATATACAGGTTTTATAGAGCACCAAAGGATGATCACAAGTATAGTCGTGATCCTCAGTTAATGAAGAGGGACTTTGGTTGTGAGAATGAAAGTTGGCAACGTGCTGCTTCTGGGTATAATCCTGAGCCTAGAAGTGGTAAACCTGTGTTCTACATTATGATTGCACAGGTACCAAATAGCGTACCACTGAAAGCATTTTACTCTCATTGGCCCGATGACACACAACTCTGTGCTGGAACTAATGTCCCCACTGGATTAAATGGGGTAGGTTGTGGTAGAAACAAATATAAAGAAGTAGATACTCTAGGATATATCTTTACTACAGAGGCAGATGCACGTGCATATTGCTCTCCTGGTGAGGATCCAGCACCCATCTATGAGTATTTGCATCCAGACCCTGATCATTTCTATACTATAGACCCTGCTAATGAAGTAAGACTAGCAGATAATAGTCCTATTCCACCCGCAGAATCATTAGACAAGTCTTACAACTACCTGGGCATCTTAGGATGGGGTTTCAAGACACGTGCGTTAGATTCACCTACTGATCTTATACGAGACATTGGTAAGATTGGTCCTACTGGAATGCCACCATGTATCGATAAGAGTGGGTGGTATGACTATACCTTTGGTAGTCAAGCAACTTGGAATGGTATTGTACAGGGTATGGGTCCGTGGACTGAGTTCATGTATCTTCAGATGCGTGACTCTAGTGGTGTTAGTGTAGAAGGTCCACCTAATGTTAATGGTTGGGGATGGCCTGATAACGTAGACGTATTAGATAATGAAGCACTATTCGAGTGGTCATATGGTCTGAGTGGTGCTGTAAAGGGTGCTATACCACGTTTCCTTGGATTCGAGGATATGTATGACTCCCAGTTTGTATTTTACCTATATGATACTACTAATCCTTGGAATGGACCTATCTACTCCACTCAGTATATCCTGAGTAATGCTCAGTGTTGTCCTAATACTACTGACCCTGAAGGATGTCCTCAGTGTGCTCCAGTATGGACTTATCACAGTCACTTCTATGAAATTAATGCAGATGTATGGAATACTACAAAAACTAAGTTATCCATACATGATTCTGACAGTGTGGGTGTAAATGAATCATTCTGGACTGTAGATACTGATACACCTATCATATTCTTCCGTTATACTACACGGACTGGTGACTTTAAACCAGGTGAGCAGATCAACGGTTGGGATATAGTTACAGTATATTATTTCGGTGATGAGCTCAAGTGTGGAATAATGGAGCTTACATGGGATACTTCTAAGGATAATATATGGTATGTTAACCCTGCTGCTCTAGGTTGGCGTATCACCGATAGTAATGGTGCGGAGATAACCAACTCAGTTACTGAAAAAGGATCATGGGTAGCGGTAGGTACTCCTACTAACCCCGCAACTGGATGGACAACACACTTGAAGTCTTACGGTATATACCCTTCAGTACCAGATGATAATGTAGAAGATCCTCTTATTGGTGTATGGCAAGTGCATACTGCGTCATTTACTATACCTACTGCGGGTGACTACTCTTTAAGAATAGAGTCTGATAACTACGGTTACATGAAGATTACGGACTCTGGTGGCACTGTCCTTGTAGATAGGGAGATCAATTACTCTAATGGTGTGGGTAATGAGACTTTCCCTATGACACTTGGACCAGGCACTTACACTCTAGAGACTAGAGTTAAGAATATCAATAGAGACTCCAATCCTACTCCATTTGTGTATGATGATGAATACACTTCTGCCAACAGTGCTGTATGTAAGGTATTAGCAGGATACGGTATACCTAATAAGTCTGCATTCTGTGGCACATATGAATTCCCCAAGAAGATATCTTATTGGAAAGTAGAGATCGATCCTAAAGCACTTATACCGCATCGCAATATGGATCAGGCAAAATTAGAAGCGGTTGTAGGAGATGATGGTAGTATAGTTGAGATAATAATTATCAATGGCGGTAGAGGGTACGTATCTCCACAGATAAAGGTAATGGATCCACAGGGTCTTGATGAATTCTCTGCTAATGATAGTGCAGAGTTTATGGCAGATAAGTTAGGAATGGATCCTGACTATGAGAAGGCACTAGCAGATGAGCAGAAAGAGGATTTATCATACTCTACTAGAGATATGAGAACGTTTGCACGTAATTGGGAAAATGCAACTAGTGTAGTTAATACTGAGGATAAGAATAATGATCTATACACTCTACATCGTGCAGAAGTTGAGATTACAGAGATCTCTCCACTAGGAGAGATAAAGAGTGTGCGTGTTGTTGACGGTGGTGCTGGATATAGTCAGGCAAATAACCCGATAGTGCATGTAGTGGATCCTGATAAGATTAAGTTTGAGGGTGTGGAAGATAAGGATGGTAACTTCCAAGCAGGTGGAGAGCAGTTACTAGCTGCCAACGCAAAGATGGAGGATGCGTGGGGTAAAGGTTTCTCTAGTGACGGAAAGGGTACTAATTCCGCACGTGTAGAATCTAAACCTTGGACTGTAGCACCAATGTCTGCAACTATAGATCAAGGTGGGTCTAAAGTTAGGGAGATAGTTGGAGAGAGTATGAATTATAGTCCTAACACTCCTGCGAATAATGCTACTCAGGTATATGTGGAAGTTCCTGATAGTTACATTCGTGCAGCAGCAGATGGTATAGATGATGATAAAACTTTACTCTGCTTTAACTTACCACCAGAGTGTATTGAGATTAATGCTAAGGCAAACCTAAAAGCAACTATGCCTGATGCTCAGACATTCCAATATGTCTCAGCATATGATGATGGTGTTAAAGAATTCCAAGATAATAACTTTGCTCAAGCACAGGATGCAGTGGCTCAGGTAGATGTCTACGCTGATAATATGTCTCACCTTTATGGACCTTTTGGTAAGAAGGAATGTTTAGAGGTTGCACAACCAAGATTATACAATATTACTAGATGGTTTGATATGCCTTGTGCTTACTTGGATGCCAATGAGGAGGGTGAGAGAAAAGCATTTGGATGGTTGCCGTATAAGTATTGTGCTTCACAGCAGAAAGAAGCAACCTTCAGAGTATCAATGGAAATAGAAGGGTATGTAGGAGGTAGTCAGGGACCAGCGTTTATGGATTTCCTACATGAGATGCCTCCTCCTTTCTTACAGCAGAAAAGAGATATAGCAACTAATGCTGGTGAGAAGACTTGGAAATGTAAGAGGAGTAGTATAGATGGTAGATGTTACAGAGATCCTCAAGATCCTGGTAACATGGTCTTTGTTCCTGTGGGGTTAGATGAAAACACTTACGACTACAATAGATCTAATTATACAGAGCTGGAACAGTTACAGATGTGGGCAGGAGATAATATCACAAGTAGTGCAGCAGTGCAAACATGGTTAGGGCACCCTACGGCAAATGATCCAGCAGGTACACCGCACTCTGTGGATTATACTGCGTTAACCGTGGCAAGTTGTACCAACGGTGTACCACCTAATGAATGTTGGGATACATATGTGCGGGGAGTTAATGCATCTGATGGACCTCTTACTGTATACTGTGGTTATGATGCAAACGGTAATGGTTTAGCAGGTCAGACTTATTGTAACGTTCCTGAATTGCACAATAACCCTTGTTTAGCACTAGATAAGTGTATGGATGCTTCTATTGCTGTTAACCCTAAACGTATGACAGGATCTGGATCAACTGCTCGATTACAACTCGGTGCTTATAATGGTAAAATGACTGTAAGGAATTGGTTAACTGGTGGTGTAATAGCACTGGGTAGATCACTTAAGAATTACGGTAATCCATTCTTTGATGAGTGTAATGAAAGTGAGAATTGGACAGATGGTACAACATTAAACGATACCATATTCCCTAAGAGGTTATAACATGGCATTTGGATATCTCTTACCAGTATCATCTTTAAATGGATTACCCGATAGTGGTCATGGACTGTGTTTACCGTCCACTGTTCACTCTGTACAGTCCTGTGGTAGTACTCCAATACCATATTCTATTGTAATTAAGGAATATACTTGTTGGTGGCCTCCTCAAGCATTAATTCCAATCTTTCCAGTAACCCCATATAGGGCAACTGTGCAGGTAAATCGTATTCCTATTATGATACATGGGGATACATTCCAACCGCATATAGCAGTATGTACTAATATTATTGTGTACATGTGTCCTTGTGGTAAATCCACGTGTCCAGTGCCTACTCCAATCCCTTGTAGCACCCTTACAATCGAAGATGGAGGTGGTGTGGGGCATACTAGGATCCTTATGGCAACAACTGTAACAGTTTTTGCTCTGAAATTACCAATTGCTCGTATCTTAGACCCTCTAGGAGTCGGTTTTTCAGGATTTAGTTACCCTTGTTCATCTGTAGTTGCCTGGGGGCATGCAACTGTGCTATCATCTTAGTAGTTTATTCAAGAAAATGGCACTTTACGGAACAACAGGTGGTTATGTAGCACCTCAACCCAAGAAAACTAGACAAGGAAACTCGAAAAATACTAAATTAGCTGCCACAGCTCGTAATGGAGCAAGGAAAAGATATAGAGGTCAAGGAAAATAGTCGGGAAAACCCTATAAATAAAAGATATAGTGATAAATATCTTTAAAAGTAGGGACGCATGCCTGGATACAGATTCAGATCTGAGAAATACGTCAGTAGAGGATTCAAGGACTTAGCAATTTCCTTCAAAGATAATCCTTCCACTGGCGATTTTGGCGTGGTCAAGAATGAAAATGCAATAAAACAGTCAGTAAGGAATCTTTTACTGACTCAATTTGGTGAACGTCCTTTCCAAGACAAGATTGGGTCTCAGGTTAGGATGCTTTTATTTGAACCATGGGATCCATTCTCAGTAGATTCTATGAAAAATGAGATATATAACTGCCTAGCACGACTAGAACCAAGAATTCAAGTCACTGGCGTTGAGGTTCGTGATGATTCCGATATTAATTCAGTACAAATATCGATAAACTACACTATTGTTGGAGAGCAAATAGTGCAAAACGTCGATTTTCTCCTAGAGAAAGCATAAAATGGCAGCTATTCCATCACAATTAACGTCGTTAGACTTCTTTGAAATCAAAGAATCGATCAGATCATACCTAAGAACTAGAAAAGAGTTCTCAGATTATGATTTTGAGGGCAGTTCTGCCTCATATTTGATTGATATTCTAGCGTATAACACATATTATACTGCTTTTAACGCTAATATGGCGTTGAATGAAGCATTTTTAGAGACTGCAACGGTTAGAGATAACATTGTAAGGATCGCAAAGCAGTTAAATTACACTCCGAGGTCAGTAAAAGCACCTAGAGCATGTGTAAAATTGGTCGCACAGACCACAATATCATTAAATGGGACTACTTATCCAGAATTTGCTACCTTAAAGAAGGGTGATGTCTTTGTTGCAGAGAATGATATGGATGCTTATACCTTTGCATTGACAAATGACATCCAAGTTCCTGTTGATAGTGGCACTGGTAAGGCAACTTTTGATAATGTATTGGTATATCAAGGAAATTTACTCACATATAACTACACAGTTGACTATACTAAGAAGCAAGACTACATTATTCCTGATGAAAATGTAGATACTGCTCTTTTAACAGTAGATATTTCTCCAACTGCCCAATCTGCTGAGAAAGATACCTATAGTCCAGCAGCAAATGTTACAAATGCTGATGGAACTTCCAGAATTTACTATTTGGAAGAGACAGATGACCTTAGATATCGTCTAGTTTTCGGTGATGGGTCAATTGGACGTAAATTAATCGATGGTGAATACATTACTATCTCATATGTGTCTACAGATGGGGTAGAAGCGAATGGTGCAAAGGGTTTTGATTTTGTTGGTAACGTAGTAGACAGTGATTTAAGGAATATTTCACCTAACAACGTAAGTTTGACCACAAAAGATGCTGCTCAAGACGGTGAAGATCGTGAAACACCTCTTTCAGTCAAGTTTAGAGCACCTAGAGCGTATGCAACCCAGAATAGGGCGGTTACAGAGAATGATTTTGAGCATATTGTCTCTGAAATCTATCCTCAAGCAGCTTCTGTGACTGCTTTTGGTGGTGAGAAGCTATCTCCACCTGTTTATGGTAAAGTTTATGTCGCAATTCGACCAAAAACAGGAAATAAGCTCAATGAGACGACAAAACAGAAGATAAAAAACGATTTGAAGAAATATTCAGTCGCTTCTATCGAGCCAGTCATCATTGATCCAACATCTTACTACATTATACCTAAATCTTACGTTTATTATAACGGAAATGACACCAGTTTGACTGGATCTGAGTTAGGTACTAAGGTTTTACAAGGAATTGACCAATTTAACAAGAATGGTCAGACAAATAGGTTTGGTGGACGTATTGATGGGTCTAAATTTGGATCTGTGGTTGATAATGCCGATACTAGCATTGCTGGTAACGTCACTCAGATGACTTTAGGGCAAAATTTAGACAAATTTGAATTTGGAAGTATATTTACTCAATGTTTAGACTTTGGTAACCCACTTTATGATCCATCTGGTTATGCTGGCACTCCAGACAGTGGTACTGGTGATGGAGATGATGGAGATGGCGATGGAACTGGTAATAAGTGTAAACCAAACTTCTCTGTAGTTAAATCAGGCACATTTTATGCCACTGGTTACACTGAAGACCTTGTAAATCTAACTTTGACTGATGGAGCAACCTCTGCTGCTGTAGCATCTCCTGGTTTGTCCACAAATGTTACTAATCAGGTCTTGGTACCTGTAAATATAAGAGATGATGGTCAAGGTAACCTAATTATGGTTACAACTAGGGATGAGACCGAATTAGTATTGAATCCTTCTGTAGGAAGTGTAGATTATGGCACTGGTCAAGTCTGTGTTGGTCCTGTAGCGATTCAGGGCACTCCAGATGATACTACAAGACTTCCTATTCAGGTATTACCTGCTGGTGGATCTGTAACTATCCCACCAGGTGTTGATCCAACAATCTTTAACCCAGCAGTCAATCCAATTGACTATACAATCAACGATATTGCTATTCCAACCTTCGATCCGAATAACTTTAGTGGTTATAACTTCGGTGACACAAGTGGCATAAATATCATTGATTATCCAACGGATACATTCACCTATCCACTCAGCGATTCCTGTTTCTAAGATAGATGCCAATTACGAAGAATATAAACGTCTCTGATAGGGTCGAAAATCAGTTACCTGAGTTTATTCGCCACGAAGACAGACAATTAGTCAACTTCCTGTTTGAATACTACAAATCTCAGGAGAAAACAGGTAGACCTTACGATATCCTCAATAATTTATTGAGATATCTGGATTTGGATAGTTATACCTCTGAGCAACTTGCAAGTGCAACGAATTTGCTCAAAGATATTGGTGTGTACGATAATAAGATTGAAATTGAGGGTATAGATGGATTCCAGGAGCAAAATGGCTCCATAATGATTGATAATGAAGTAATTTACTATGAAAAGGTCACTCGTGGTCCTGATGTTATCATTACTCCAGGAATTTCATATCCACAGTTCAATAAGAAGAAGCAACAGCTAGAAAACCCATTTTCACTCTTTGATGGAGTCGAAACAACCTTCCCATTAAGCTTTTTAGGCACTCCAGTCGCTCCTCCTTCGGCAGAGCACTTAATTGTGATTGCCTACAACCAAATGATGGTACCAAACGTAGATTACTTCGTTGAAGGGTTTAATATACGTTTTGCAGAAGCACCTAGAGATCAAATCGGTGCAGATAACTCAGAATTCACTTCAATCACTTATTTGGTTGGATATTCCGATCAAGTCATCAAAACTGCTGATGCAATCCCTTGGCAAGAGTGGGAAGGCACAAAATATTACCCATTACGGATTAATACCCAATCTTATACTCCAACATCTGCAATTGGGTTAATAATCAAGAAAAATAATAGATTACAAATACCATATGACGATTTTACCGTTTTTGAAGATAAAGTTGTTTTCAAAAATGAAATTGGAGCTGCTGACGCTATTCATATTAGGTCTGTTGAATATAATGCTCCTGCTTATGGATCTGGAGCAACAGCAATTGCTAAGGTTGCTGATGATGGCACAATTGAGTCTTTAATCCCTAAAATAGGTGGATCTAAGTATAGAATTGATTTTGCACCAAAAGTTACCATTACAAGTAATGTTGGAGCGAATGCAACTGCTAGATCACTAATTGGTGGTATAAAAGACATCAATTTGATTGATGGTGGTCAAGGTTACAGTTCATATAACCCACCAATCCCTGTTGTTGCTGGTCCTACCAATCCTAATGGCACACCTGCTAAATTAAGTCTTACAGTCAATGATGAGACTGGAATGGTCGATAGTTTGACTATTACCAATAGTGGTAGTGGTTATGACTTCATTCCTGCCATATCATTCAAAAATCCTGGTGGAGCAGAGATTGGTGCACCTACTATTGACTCTGAGGGTAGAGTTAATATAGGAAGTATAGTTGTTAATGAAATGGGTAGTGGATATAGCAATCCACCACAAGTTTACATCGATGAGGCTCCTGATGGTGGTATTAATGCTCAAGCGATATCCAGGATCAACCAAGACGGTCAAGTATACGAAATACAAATTACCAATCGTGGTAGAGGGTATTCTACTCCTCCTCGTGTGGCAATTGTTAATCCTATCGGTGCTCAAGTCCTTGATGTCACTGTAGCATCTGGATCAGTCACAAATATTGAAATGTTGACTGGTGGACAAGGATATACTGATGCACCTTCTGTTTATATTGTAGATGATAGAAAAGACGGATATGGAGAGCCTATAGGTGGTACTGGTGCTAAAGCAGCTGCTACTATCTTTAATGGTGAAATTACAGATATTAATATCACTGATTTTGGATCTGGATACTCAGAATCAGAACCTCCTAAAATATACATTGCAGAACCAAAAGCAGCAAGGGCATCTGTAGATGTTGGATTTGATCAAGTAACAGGATTCGATATACAAGAGTATGGATCAGGATACACTTCTAGTGCCTTCCTGGGGTGCTCTAGGGGCGTTTCTGGACCTGTTGCTTACGATAACCTCCATAATGAGGTATATGCTGGAGAAGCATCATTAAGGCAGTCAAATCACGTTGCAGGCACAAATGTAACTAACCTCGACTCTCTATTCATTAAAGAAGTCTTTGATAAGTTTAGAAGACAGTATCTTCCAACTTTAGATATAGATTTTTCTAAGGTTAACCCAGTTCAGGTAATTAAGAATATTACCGACTTCTATATCTCTAAAGGTACGAAATTAGCGACTCAATACCTCTTCAAGATCCTATTTGGTGAAGATGTTGACCTTTACTATCCTAAGGATGAGATTATAAGTCCATCTCATGCTACTTGGGTTGTAGACACTATTCTACGTGCTGAGTTGATATCTGGAGATCCTGTAAACCTAATTGACTCCCAAGTTAACCAATATGCAGATGAAGTAGACTCTAGTGTTACTGCTGCTTCAGCATTGATCGAAAACGTCATTACCATCATTGAAGGTACTGATACAATCTATGAATTGGCAATATCTGAAGAAACCTTAGTTGGTAACTTCATTATTCCTTATAAGACTCGTCTTGTCGAGCCTCTTTCTACAACTGGTCAGATTATAACCGTTGACTCTACTATTGGATGGCCCGAAAGAAATGGTACCATCAGAATCAATGATGTTGAGACAGTCCAGTATAAAGAGAAATCACTTAACCAGTTCATCGAGTGTACTAGGTCTAAGAATGGAATCGTCGAAGATTGGGATCCTGGTACCATAATTCAGTCTGATATCTTCGTTTATGTCAACAAAGACACTGCACAGGAATGTAAGTTAAGGATTCTTGGTATTGCTGAAGCAGGTACCACAGTACTAAACGATACTGGTAGTTACTACCTTGGTGGAGATAAACTGAAGGTTGCAAACCTTGGATCCACTGCTGAGGAGCTAAGACTTCAATCTTGGTTGTATAACGTTAAGAAGTTAATTCAGGTTAATAATATCACTCCTGGTGGTGTTAATAATCAAACTGCTACTGTAACTTGTGATAACCCACATGGTTTATTGGTATCCGACCAAGTTACGATATATGGTGCTAACCCTGTTGTGTACAACGGCACATTCACTGTAACATCAAGAATTGACCAATTTACCTTCTCATATCAGATTAACGTACCAACCGACCTGATACCTCAAGGTA